CACTCCAATATGCCCCAGCTCGCTGCCGGCGCTATTGCGAAGGCAAAGCACTCGCGGGGCGACCAGGCACTGTTGGATACGGCCCATTTTGCGTGCGACCAATGTCTGAAATTTGGAGGACTATCGGTCGATGAACAGGCGAACATGGAGCAGGCGCGCGATTATCTGCAGAAAGCTGGCGCCGTGCCTGCCGAGCCCTGGACCGCCGGAAGAACGCAAGATGACGGCCCTTCGCCAGCTTGGCTAGAATGCCCAGTGGGTGACACCCCCGAGGTCGACACCGTGAAAGCGCTCGCCGCCGTCGCCAAGGTGCTGTGCAAACGAGAACGTGCCCACCAGAGCCTGATGGATCTCGCTCATGGATGCCTCCAGGCGCTGACGGATGGGTGTGTTTGCGAAAAGGCCACCAAGTTCGGGGCGCGCCATTCAAAGGAAACGATGGAGCTTTTCAGAGCGTCGCATCGCCATTTGATTGTGGCCGGAGCCAGATGCGATGCGACTGGCATCGACGAGCCGAGCGCGCCGACCAAGCTCGTGTCCCAGATGGACGTGCTCGCCGCAAACCCAGCGAACGCGTTTTCCGGCGAACCCGCCGAAAAGGCGGCACTGGCGAAGGTTTTGGGGGAGGTTGTTCCGATGATCGAGCGGTTGACAAAGCGAGTCGACGAGCTCGCACGGACACCGCTACCCCCCTTGACCATGGCCAAGGGCACTGTTTCGATATCGAAACAGCAGGACCGCGGAGGCGATGTTGGCAACGGCGACCCGGAGCTGTCGCCGGAAGCGATCGCCGCCGCACTCGCCAAAATGAGCAAGGAAGAACAGACGCTGACGCTGATAAAGGCCAGCTACGCGACTCCTATTCGAATTGCCGGCTCAGCTGCCGATGAACCTTGAAATCTGCGGCCGACCAACGTACCGGAGCAATTCGCTCACGGCGCTGACGGTCACACACACAGCACATCGGCCCAATGGCCGTCACCGAGCCCGGTGCCTTGCCGGGCTTTTTTGTCGCCCCCCTTCTCTGGGAGGAATTGGATGAACTCAATCACTCAAGAATCGCTGGAGCTCATGAAAGGGGCCCTGGCGCGGCCGGATTTTCGATTGTCCAAATCGATTTCGACTGCGACTGGCTTATTGGCCTTTGACCTCCAGGCGCCAGCGAAGAATCTCTATCCATTTGTCACTCCGCTGAGGAACATCGTTCCACGCGTCGGCGGTGGCGTCGGCTCCGCAACAAACTGGCGGCAGGTGAACGCGATTATCGGCTCGGGTTTCGATTGTATGGGGTGGGTCCCGGAAGGCCAACGTTCGGGCCAGATGTCGTATTCGACCTCCAACAAGACCTCGGCTTTTGTCACGATCGGGGAGGAAGACGCGGCGACCTTCGAAGCGATCTCCGCCGGCCGGACATTCGAAGATATTCAGGCACAAATGGCTTTCCGCCTTCTGCAGAAAATGATGCTGAAGGAGGAGATGGCGATCCTGGCCGGCAACGCCTCATTGACGCTCGGTACGCCTTCCACTCCGACCTTATCGGCATCGGGCGCCGGTGCAATGCTGCCGGCGGCAACTTATTTCGTCAAAGTTGTAGCACTGACGCTCGAAGGCTACCAGAACACCAGCGCGTTGGGCGGTGTCGCAACCTCGAAGACCGTGATCGGAGCCGACGGAAAGAGTTTCACGTTGTCCGGTGGTTCCTCGAACATTAGTGCCGAGGCGAGCCAAGCGGTCGCACTCGGTCAGACGCTGTTCTGCTCAGTCAACCCGGTCCAGGGCGCGGTCGCGTATGCCTGGTATGTGTCGACCACGAGCAACGCCGAGACCTTGCAGGCCATCACGACCATCAACAGTCTAGCTGTAGCCGCGCCACTCAGCGCTGGCACCCAGTCGCAAAGCGTCATTACTGCCGACAACTCTGCCAACCCGAGTTACGCCTATGACGGCCTCTTGACGACGGCGCTGAAACCGGGCTCGAATGCCTACGTCAATGTCATGGCGACCGGGACAGCGGGGACCGGCACGCCACTGACCGCGTCGGGCCGCGGCTCGATCGTCGAGATCGACACGATGTTCCAGAAGATGTGGGACAATTTTCAAGTGTCGCCGACAGTTCTCTATGTCAACTCTCAGGAGTTGAAGAACATAACGACAAAGGTGCTGTCGAATGCTTCGGGTCCGCTGCTGCGCTACGATAGTCCGGCTGACGGCAGCGACGGTGAGTATCAGCTGACAGCGTCCGGAGTAGTTCAGTTTTATTATAATCCCTTCGCTTTAAATGGGGGCCTTCGCATTCCGATCCGGATTCACCCGAAGGTGCCGCCCGGAACGGTCATCGGTTGGGCTGAGAACCTGCCCATCCAATACCAGTCGAACGAAGTACCGAACGTCGCCGAGATCAAAACACGGCAAGATTATTATCAGATCGATTGGCCGCTCGTCACTCGCCAGCGCCAAGTTGGTGTCTACGCCGAGGAAGTACTGGCCGTCTATGCCCCCTTTGCGATGGGCGTCATCTCCAACATCGCAAACGGTTGACGCTGATGCTCGAGACTTCAGCGCTTTGTTTGAAAGCGTCTGTTGTGGCAGCCCCCGGGAGGAGCCCGGGGGTCTCGCTCGACGGCGACCTGATACCGCTGCGCGCCACTTTTGGCCAAGATGAGGCGAACTACGGGACAGCACGGTATTCGGTCGATAGCGACGGCGTGATCCAAATGCCTCTGGAGGCTGTCGGTTCCCTGACGACAATCGGGGGGTTCGCATTGGTGAAGACCGGCAACAACGCGATTTCCGCCGGCGCGCTCACGCTGCACCACGACGATGCCGCGGGGTGTTCCTATGCCGGCAGTCAATACCTCCGCGACTCGAATGGGAATGTGCTTGTGCCGGCCGAAGCCGCTTCCGAGCTGTTTGCGCATGGCTTCGTCCCGGTTTTTGAGGAGATGCTGGTGGCCTTGAGTCGAGCAAAATCGGCGCCGAGCAGTCGTTCTGAAAAGGGCTGATCCAGTGGCCTTCGGGGATCTGACAACACTTGCCGACGTTAAGGCATGGCTGCAAACCGGGCAGGCCGCCTTACCGACAACCGACGATGCGCTGCTTACCCGTCTTGTCTCGGCGGCGAGCCAATATATCCAGACTTGGCTCAACCGCCAGATCGCGTCGGCCGATTATCTCGAAATCCGCGACGGGACTGGAGGCCACAGGCTGCAATTCGCATGCTTTCCGGTCACCGCGGTGCTGTCGTTGACGATCGACGGTCAGGGTGTTCCTGCGGCAGCCCCGTTCAATGTAGCGGGCTACCGGTTCAGTTCCACACAGCTTTCGGTTCGCGGCTACAGGTTCAATCGTGGGGCGCAGAACGTCGTTGTAGCGTATACGGCCGGGTATTCGACCACTCCTCCCGAAGTTGCACAAGCATGCATCGAGCTCGTCGCGCTGCGCTACCGGGAGCGTACTCGCATCGGCGAAGTCTCGAGATCATTGGGCGGTGCAGAGACAGTCGCCTACGCGCAGAAGGACATGAGCGATGCGATCAAAACGCTGCTGCAACAATATCGTCTGGTTGCACCGATCGCTGCGATCCAACAAGCTCCGGCGGTAAGCGCCACCGATCCCGCGATAATATCCGGCGTCCTATGATTACTGCCCGTCTCGTCGGCGACGACGTGGTGCTGGCATGGCTGCGCACCACTCCGGATCTGGCCGCTTCGGGGCTCGCCAGTGCGATCACCACGCTGGGAATCGAACTTCAGCGCAAGATCCAGGAGAATGAGCTCACTGGCCAAACCCTGACTGGCCATTCTGGGTCGCTCGGATCGAGCACAAGTCTGCAACTCGATCAGAGCGACGACAGGATTGCAGCAACAGTTTCCAGCGATAGGGAATATGCCTACGCTCACGGATATGGCGCGGTCGGCGTCGGAGCAAAGCTGCGCCGTATCACAAACGCGTTTGGGCGCCCGAGACCTCGTAAGGCGATCAATGTGCGGTCATACCGTCGCCGGATAGACGTTCCGAAGCCTTCGTTTTTAAGCTCGGCACTGGAAGATATGGACCCTGCGATACGCGATGAAGCGGAAGCGGCATTGCGCGAGGTGCTAACGCGATGATGATCGCTCCGCATATAATCTTTACTTCCTTATCCTCAATGTCAGAAGCGACAGGTGGCGGTTTATGACACGCATTGCAGCAGTGGATAGCCGCAGCTTGGCATTCGAAATCAACCGATGATAGTTCGTGAAACGATATACGCCGCATTATGGGAGCTCGGCGCAAGTGCGGCGCGGTTCACCAGTACAAATCGGCGTCTAAGACATTGGGCGGAGGTTGCTCCGGCGGAGCAGCCGGCGTTGTTCATGAGCGAAAAAGGGGGCCAAGCAGTAATAAAAAAGCTCGGCGCGCCCATCGTATGGACACTCTACGGCGAATTCTACGTGTACGCCCATTCGACCGACCCCTATATGGCGCCGGCAGCGGTTTTGAACCCGCTGCTCGACGCTCTCGAAGCCGCGCTCGCACCGTCACCGACAACTGGGATCTAGAACCTTGGACTGCCCCAAATGGTCCAGCACGCCTATATAACCGGTAAGCTTCATACTGACGAGGGCGTACTCGGCGATCAGGCCATCGCGATTGTGCCTGTCGAAATTCTGTGCTTCTGAAAATCGGCTGCTAATCAATACGAACATTTATGGGCACGCTCACATCAATGTTTCCTTCAATGCGCCTTTATTCGAAGGAGTGACCAATGGCCGAGGAAGATCATCGCCCCAACCAGACCGCCGCACCTCCTTCGATCGAGCAGCTGATTGAACGTTGGTGGGTTGACCATTTCCCGGGCTCGGCGGTCGCCCGCGATACGCAGGCCTGGAATATCGCCCACGCCGCCAAAGAGAGGCTGAAGCGGCTCTTGAAGGGGAGTAATTGACATGCAATTAAGCTTCGGCTCCGGCGCGGTATGGGGCGAACGCACCGATGTAATCGGATCGGGCATCGGCCCACGACAATTCGGTGTGCTGCAGGACATACAGATCGATTTCGACTGGAGCGACAAGGAGCTCTACGGCCAGCTCCAGTTCCCAGTAGCCATAGCGCGTGGGCAGGGCAAGATAACCGGGAAAGCTAAGTTCGCGCAGATCCTCGGTTTGCTGTATTCAGATATTTTTTTCGGGGTGACGCCGGCTACCGGGCAGTTCGCCGTCTCCCAGCTGGAGGCCGCGACGGTTCCGGCGACGACGCCCTACACGGTCATCCCCGCCAATGCCGCGAGCTACAATGATGATCTCGGCATCAGCTACGCCGGAAGCGGCAGGCGTTTCAACCGGGTGACCACGCCCTCGACCGCCGGCCAATACTCGGTCAACTTCGCTACCGGTGCGTATACGTTCGCCTCTGCCGACGCTAGCGCCGCGATTTTGATCTCATACACATACAACGTCGCAACAAGCGGCAACAGAGTGACTCTCGCAAACCAGCCGATGGGTATCACTCCTACCTTCAAGGCGACGTTTTACACTGCCTACAACGGCAACGGCACAGCGCTCCGCCTGAACGCATGCACGGCAAATAAACTGTCATTACCGACTAAGCTCGATACTTGGACGATTAGCGAGCTCGATTTCATGGCCTTTGCTGACGCTTCGGGAACGATCGGCTATCTGAGCACGGTGGAGTGATGATCCCCGGTGTAGCGGTCGCAATGGGCGGGCAAGATTGGATAGTGCCGCCACTTACCCTCGGCCAGCTCCGCCGGTTGATGCCCAAGGTGAGGCAACTGACCGAAATCGGCGCATCGATGGGTGAAGCGCAAATCAACGTACTGATCGACATCGTCACCGCGGCGCTCCAGCGCAACTATCCCGAGACGACCCCGGACAGAGTCGAGAATTTGCTCGATCTCGGGAATGCTAGTGCCGTCCTGAATGCCGTCCTGACCGGCTCCGGCCTGAAGCCAGGTGGAGCCGCTATGGGGGAAGCACCAGCCCCCGGGACGAGCCCGGGGGCAGGCAGCGCGAGCGCCAGTTTCGTTTCAGATACGATTGCGGGGACGATGAACCCTGGCGAGAAATCTATGGTCTCCTCGCGACCGCCTGTGGATACAGCTACCCCATAATTGACGAGATGACGCTCTTCCAAATCGAAGAGCTGACATCCTACTGGGCGCAACACCCGCCGGCGCACCTACTGATCGCGGCCTATCTAGGCATCGCCAAAAACAAAACCGCAAGGGTCCCGCCGACGTCAATGGGAGGGGGACAGCGACCGGGTTCGGATTCCAGCTCGTTGCTCGCTCAGCTGGGGCCTGGGTTTGGTGCCGGAGACGTCAATGCCGGGCTCTCGCCCGTAATCCTTGATTTTGCCGAACTCCGCCTTCGGGCGGGAATTCCCGACTAGGCATCCGCAGAAATCGCGGCAACGCGCAAGCAGCGCCGAAGGCAGTTTGTTAGCAAGAGGCTATAATGGCCGATATTGAAACCAGCGTCGTTATCAGCGCCCAAATTGACGGCCTCCGATCCGGAATGGAGGCCGCATCAAATTCTGTCCAAGCAGCGACCGATGCGATGCGCGCTCAACTTGCCGGGCTCGGCGACATCGCCCAGCAGGCGCAGTCGCAGCTTAACGCCGCTACCGGCCAAATCGGGACCGGCATCGGTGCGCTGCAGACCAAAACTGCCGACCTCATGGGGTCGATAGGCGCGGGCATGACGCCGAGTAGCGGGCTCGGAGATGTCTCCCGCGTTATCCAGGCCAGTCCCGCGTCCGGCAACGGAAACGATGCCGCCGCGGATGAAAAGGTGTGGGGAGAAGAGCTGCTTGCCTACCAGAAGTTTCAGGGCGACAAGGAAAAGCTGGATCTTCAGGCTTCACAGACCAGCCAAAGAACCTGGCAGAGCCTGATGCAGCCGATCCAGCGCGCCTTCGATACCTCGATCACCGGCATGATATTGGGTACGACGACATTGCAAAAGGCAGTAGCGAATATCGCGCAGTCCATACTAGCGGAATTCGTAAACCTGGGCGTCAAGATGCTGACCAACTGGATTGCCAGTGAGCTCGCCATGACAACCGCAACCGAGGCCGGCGCGGCCGCTCGCACCGCGGCGGATGGCGAGGGAATGGCTGCCGGGCTGGCGGTGAAGGCGGCAAATGCGGTCAGGAGCATCATGACTGATTCAGCGCAGGCGTTCTCGGGAATTTTTGCATTCCTGGCTCCGATAATGGGGCCGGCCGCGGCTGGACCTGCTGCGGCGGGAGAAGCCACCGTAATGGCCGCCGCCAGCGGGATTGCCTCTGCGGCGGGGGGCTGGATGGTCCCGTCTGATCAGCTTGCTATGGTGCACCAGAACGAAATGATCCTACCGGCGAATATCAGCCAAGGCCTTCAGAACATGATCTCCGCAAATGGTGGAGCTGGGTCTGGCGCGGTCGTGGTCAACGTCTCGGCGATCGACAGTCAAGACGTAAAGCGATTTTTCCAGAGCAATGGAAGCCTTCTGGTCAACGCGGTCAACAAGGCGATGCGCAACGGCTCGATGCTGCGGACGGCGTGATGGCTCTGATTTTCCCGTCGCTGCCCGGGCTTGCCTGGAGCGTCACCAAAAGCCCGACCTTTCAGACGCGCATCCAGCGCGCGGTATCCGGGCGCGAATTGCGCGCACTCGACTATCCTCATCCGTTGTGGCAATTCGCGCTGGTCTACGACTTCTTGCGCGACAACCCGGCTGCTGGCTACGACGAACTGCGGACCCTGCTCGGATTTTTCATGCTCTGCCAGGGAGCGTTCGGCACGTTCCTGTTTCAAGACCCCAGCGACTGGCAAGTCGCCGGGCAGCAGATCGGCGTCGGGGATGCGAGCACGCCCTCTTTCCAGCTCCAGCGTGCAATGGGGGCCACCCTGCCTGGCGGCGGTTTCTTGGAACCAATCATCGCGCCGAACGTCGTACGTGCGATCTACTTCAACGGGATTACACAAGATCCGTCGACCTACAGTGTCGACCCGGCCACCGGGCTGGTGACATTCGCAACTCCTCCCAGTAGTGAGCTGATCATCACCGCTGATTTCACTTATTACTTCCGCTGTAGATTCATTGACGACAAATACGATTTCGAGAATTTCATGTATCGGCTTTGGCAGGTAAAAAAATTGACGTTTATATCGGTGCGGTCGTGAAAGCGGCCAGCCCCGCCCTGATCGCGCTCCTCTCGAGCGCCAGCCAGTTCATCATGGCGGACCTCTATACGATCACTCTCGTGGGCGGGTCGATGCTGCGCTATTCGGCGGCGCCTACTGCGCTTTTCGCGAATGGCTACACCTTTGCGCTTGGTCCCAAATTCGAGCGCTCCAAAACCAAGGTCGTTATCGGCACCCAGGTCGACGAGCTCGAAGTCAAGATCTATACCGAGCCTACAGATCTGATTGGCGGAGTGCCGTTTCTGCAAGCGGCCTGGCAGGGACAGCTCGACGGCGCACTCCTGCAACTAGTACGATGTTTCCAAAATAACGT